CAAATTTTTATCAGTTGGTTCATAATTAAATTCGTATATTGTTGTAGGAAAACATTTATGTATATTTACATCAACCATGTTACGATACTCCATCTTGTTCCACTAGTAACTGTTTTTGCTTCATGAGGAAACATAAAGTTGGATGGAAATATAATTGCAGAACCTTTGATTGGGCAAAACTTTTTATCTGCTACATAAAACTCACCACCTTCATAATCATCATTAAGATATAATAGTGCAGATACTTGTGGGTAGCCATATTGTTGGCCGTGACTGTGATGAATATTGTCAACGTGTTTAGACATAAACCCACCTTTGTCATATTTGTTAATACGAAAGTCGGTAGTACGGCCTACGGTAAAAAGAGGGAAGTCTGATTGATACTTTACTATCACGTTTTCGTAACAAGATTTAACCTCAGCATAAAATGTGTTATCTTTTTTTATCCAAGAGTCTAACATTTTGACACGTTCTTCTTTTACAATTGAAGCACTATCGTGTGTTGAGTATGCAGATGGCTTATAGGGGAAATCATGGCTAATTAAATCATCACACAAACTTTCAGATACAATGTTCTTATAATATTTTATATAACCATCTACATCCATTACATCATTCCTGCTTCAAACTTTCTCCACTCTATTGCATTTTTAATATCCCACCCACGATTGTCAATTGATTTAATTACTCCATCAATATACTTTATAACAATTTCTAGATAACCAATCTTGTTCATCAGTTTAATAACTTCTTCGTCAGAAGTAATATACATTGCAAGATCAGTTTTGAGGACTTTTAAGTCAAATGGTTTAGAAACATAAACTTTTGCGTCAGCTTTACCACCATAGTATTCCCACTTTTGGCGATACAGACGTTGATAGTCTCCATTAGCAGCTTGTAATAGTCGTGCGAAATACGACCTGTGATCAAGATACTTTGCTTTTATCTTTTGGTTTGCAAGGGATTCAGATGCTAAATCTTCCTCATTGGTAATGGGAAGATCCCTTCTAGCTTCTTCTTGCAGTTGTTCTAAATTCATAATATTATATTTCTCTTCAAATTGTGAGTAGTGTCGATGTACTCTCAGGTATATATTTTGACTCTCTAGAAGTCTTACTTTTTAAAAATTTGCTAAAGCTTTATCTTCCCTACTCATTTATATTTATAAAGTTTTTATTTCGTATATTTTATATGAGAACTCAGCAGTTGCAATTAAGTTGTCAACATCAGTTGCAGCCTGTGTGTAGTCTAATGCACCTAATGATATTGGAAATGCATCTTGAAAATTAATCTCTACAATAGGATTATTTTTGTTTGACAATATCATAAGATTTGCATCAGAATACATTGCTTTATCTGGTGTTGATATTCCAACATTTACCGCATCTACGCCTGTCGATCTTTTACTGTCAGGCGTAATTGATGTCACATCTCTGTGCGTAGTAAATTGACTTCTGTTTTTAGGAAACCCAATCCCCGTCAACCAGTTATGTAAAGACAAATAATTTTCTAGATATTCATCTACAATAAAAGATATGGAAAGGTTGCCATAATCAAGTTTATCTCCCATTGTGGGAATATCTTTATATGGTGTGTTTAGAATTGCTGGAGTACCAGAAATTTCAGGCACATTTGCACTAACAGTAAAAAATTCAACTTTAGGAAGTTGAAGTATTCCAAACTTAAACTGAGTTGGACTTGCGTAGTCTAACTTAGTTGGCTGTCTTGATATGGGGGATTGTGCTGCCATAGTTATTAACGATTGTTGATATACATGGTTACTTCAAATCCAAATCTAACATCTTGATACGTTGGTTTTGTCCACATAGTTTTTCTCCTTATTAATCTACTACTATTTATAACAAAAAAAAGGGGGAACAAAAAGTCCCCCCTCATCATACCATAATTGCTATGGAGTTAGACAGCTCGAAGTGCCTGATACCCAGCCGCAATCACTGAACGTGGTGCAGTACCTAGACGATACTTATTATAAGTTTCACCATCAAATGAACTTACACGCTTGTTGAGGAAAATAGGATATCCCTCTGTTCGAAGTTTACTCATAACAGCACGAACATTCTTAACACCGTAACGTGCGCTAATTTGTTTTGCTGTGAGCTCTGCACCATCGATAAGAGCGTTAAGTACTTTTTCAGTTTTAGTAATAGTAGTCATTATATAATTTCTCCTTGAAATAACTATAACAATCGAAGATTTCCCCGATTGATGTAATACTATAACATGTTATGGGGTATAATGTCAATACCCTTTTGAAATAAAAGCAAAAAAAAGGGATTCCGTGAAGAATCCCTCTTTTAATAGGTTGGTTGACCCAATTTTTACATCAAATTGGAGACTTTAACTCTTCGATACCAAGCATTGGTGTTTGCATCAAGAGAAGCATCAGTATTAACTGTGTCTCCGGCAGCAACTGCACCAGCAGCAGCGAATGGGTTAGCAGCAAGACCATAACGAGTCTTGAAACCAATCTTAGGTTGGAAAGAACTTTCACCAACCGCACGTACCATCTGAAGTGGAACGTAAGGGCAGTAGAAGAATCCAGCGTCATAAGGTGAAGTACCTTTATAACCAACAACATAGTACTGCGAAGCAGATACGTTTGCAGCATATGGATCAACATATACTTTATAACGTCCGTTCATAACACCAGCAAATGTGGTAGTTGTGTCGTCTACGTTTAAGTTGTTAGATAGAGCAGGAGTGTAATCAAGTACACCTGCCATCTGAAGTGCAGAAGCAACATCAGCTGAACAGATAACCATGTTACCCTTCCCTCTACGAGTCTGTTGACCAATCGCATTGGCATCACGTTCTATTGCAAACATAAGACCTTTGAATTTCTCAACTGACCAACGACCATTGGAATCTGTATCTAAATCGAAGATACCAGCAGTAGTTGTGTTAACCTGAGCACCCTTGACCGCAGTAACATACAACGAGCGAATTACTTCACGGTTGATTTCTGCGAGGATTTCAGAACTTAAAATGTTAGAAAGTTCTGTCTCTGCGTCAAGACCATGAATTGCCTTCAAGTCTTGTGCGAGTTCCATTGTATACTCAGCTTTTAATGCACGACTAACAGCAGTCACAGTTGACTTCTCGATTGAGAATGCCATCTGAGCAAAACCGTTGTCTGAACTATCGCCTAATGCTTCTGCCTGAGCAGTAGTCATACCAGTTGCACTTGTGTAAGTTCCAACAGGACTGTCGTTAAGGACAGAAGGGTTAGTTTCACCTGATCCAACATCACCACCACCGATATCACCAGCAGAGTTTTGGTTAGATGCACCAGTTTGGCCAGGCAATGCCTCGTCAACAAGTGCTTCTGCACCATCTTGTGAAAGGAAAGATGAGCGCATTGCAAAGATAAGACCAGTAGGCCCTGTCATTGGTTGCACACCACATACGTCATACGCAATGAGGTTAGGCATTGCACGGCGTACTAGGGATATTAAGATTGGATCCCATGTATCGAATTGTCCACCACCTGTACTATTGACTGGTGCTGTCTCTCCAAGAAAACCTCGGTCTTCTCGTAGTGCTTTTTCTTGGTTCTCTAAGATGAGAGTAGTAACTGCCCGCTTATAGGGATCGCTGATCTCAGGAAGATCGGGATGCTCTAGGACTGGCTGCCACTTTTCTTGTAGATGTTCTGTCTGAAACATTTGTTTCTCCTTTTAATTTAAATACATCTGTTTTTTATTATAATTTACGCACTTGCCTTTTGATTACGACTGATTGCCGACAAATAAGCACTCATCGCTTCTGTCGTATCCATGTCCTTAGCAGTGCTACCATCTTCATCATTAAATGTCTGTTCGACTACAGTATTCTTAGGAAAATAACTTTCCTTCAAAGTATTCAGTTTTTCTCGGAATGATTCCTCATTTCCAAAATCAACGTCCTCTGTGAGCCCTCTGAACTTCTCAATTTCTGTGTCGGCCAAATCTTCGGAAACCTCAGATATAACCTGTTCACGAACTAGTTTAGAGTTTGAATTAACCAACTCAACCGATTTCTCAATTGATTCGTTTAATTTGTCTTCTAATTCGGAAATTCTTTCAGACTGTGCTTCGAGAACATTATATTTCTCGTTAGGCACATCAATATAGTGATCTTCAAACAACTGTTTCAGTCCAGAAATAAAGTCTTCTGCAATTTCGCCTTTTAGTCCACGTTCAATTGCTAACTCATTCTCTTTAGTCCATTCTTCTACAACGTAGTTGAGATATGTATCTACTTTTTCAGTAAGTTCTTCTTTGAATGTCTCCACTTCAGTTTCTCTCTCAGAGCTAACTTCTTCGTGTATACGTTCAATTTCAGATCGTACTTTTGATTTAACAGCAGCTTCAAAAATTGTTGCTGCCTTAACTTTAAAATCTTCAGAAAGACTGTCATCGGCATTCATTAAAGCTTGTACGTCTTCTTTGACGTTGATATCTTTAATTCGTGCTTCAACTGCTTCTGCCTTCTGAGTTTCTTCCTCAGTAGGTTCTGCTTTTTCATAAGTCATAGCACTTTTCATATTTTCATATGCGGCCATAAGTTTTTCTTTATTCATTTTTTCCATACCAGACATCATGTCTTTCATGGCAGTCATGTATTCCATTTTAGTTTTAGGCATTTCCATTTCCACTAAACTCTCTTCGCCTTCTAGTTCATGACTAGCTGCAAGTTTTTGTGGTTTATCTGATTTGCCCGCACCCTTCTGTTGTGCATCGCTCTTAACTGGTTTTGCTTTCTTGCCAGCAATATCTGTTGGGGAAGATGTAGCAGTTGGGTCAACTACTGCTGCCCCTCCGTCTACTACTTCTCCGCCTGGCGTTGCAACGGCAATCTTCTCAGCTTTTGCGGCAGGAGCAGCACCATCAGTAGGCTGTTTAGATGCCTCTTCTAGTTCTGCAAGCACATCCGCTTCCAGCTCTTCAATTGTTTTATCTATTTCCGACATTTTGGTGTCTCCTTAATGCTGTTAACATATATTTATAAGTTATAATCTTTTGAGGAAGTTTGCAAATTCTAAAGCTTCTTGAGCATGATTTCTTTTTGCTTCTACCACATCAAATTCTTGTTTCATATCCTCTAACTCTGCTTCAAAAAGATGACCATGTTTCCAAACCCACTCTTTGCCTTCCATAATACCCTCAACAAATGCGTTGGGAGCAGAAGGATCAGCAACAATATCTGCTGCTGTTGCAAGATAAAAATCGTCACGAACATAGTTCGCACCGTTCTTTTGATTCAAACTACCCATTCCTCTTGAAGAAACACCTAGTTTTGCACCTTCATCCATAAGACTCTTTACAATCTCACCCATAGGGGTTGACATTATTTTTGCCTCACCGATAAAATTCTTTCCATCAGGTTCTAAAGAAGTAATCATATGAGATACACGTTCCAGATTGACCGTTGGGCCATCAGGATGTCCTAGTTCTCCATATGCACGATTCTCTTTAATAAAATTCTTGTTGTATTTTATAACTTCGTTCTGAAGTACTTCCATAGGATATACTCGACCATTACGATTTTTAATATCAGCCTGCATAAAGATACCACGAATTTTGTAGTTCTTACCACCGCCTTCTTTTGCTTCGGTAATGTATTCTACCTCGTGGTCTACTGCTTCTGAAAATAATCTAACTATATTCATACTTCTATCCTTTAACTGATATTATCAAAACCAGATACTTTTTTCATTTTTAAAATAATAGTACCTGTACAAGCACCATCATTTTCGATGTAGATGTCACCAGTAATACCACTACCAGCATTATTTGCAAGAGAAGGTAAAAATTGACCACCGCCATTGTAAGTACCATTACCATTTAGTGTTAGTGCAGTTACGTTTGTTGTAGCGTCCCATTCAATCTCTGTTACTGAACTAACAGTCCACTGACAAGATACGATAGACACTCTAGGAGCAGTGGCAGCACCAGCAACTTCCGAAACGTCTACTACCTTTAAGGCAGTTCCATTTGTTCCAGAAATTGTATGTTTCGTGATAAGTTCAAAATCTGAATCTACTAGTGTTTGTGTTACAATAGCCATTACCTACTCCTATATTGACAACATTTCTCGTTCAAAATAACCCATAAGGTCTTTTTCTTTGACCTTGAATTTTTTTGAAACATCTTTAATAGTTTTATCAAATGTATTTAGGAATTCTGAAGGTTTAGAATCCATAACCTTAAATATTTGATCAATAGCGTCACGCATCTTAGGAGAAAGTCTTTTATACTCCTTAGATTTTCTGTGTTCGTCTTTTTCAAATACAGCTGTGTTATAAACACCTTCAAAATTTCTACTTACCATTTTGATCTTCATACTTTCCAACAAAGTTTTTAGAAATTTCTTTTCTTTTATTTTCTAAACTGTCACCAATCTTAGTTGTTATTGCAGTCTTGAACGCATTCTCCGCTTCCAAGTTTTTTCCTAATTCAATTGCATCTATAAATTCTCTACTCATTTTTATCTCCTTCTGGCGGCGCTTCACCATCATATTTTGCTACATCGTCTGCTGCAATGGCACCACCACCAGCATCCTGTGGATATCTGGTAATACCATCACCAGCATCTGGCAAATCTATACCACCATCCATTGGATCAGTTTCCAGCTCTTTATTGATTTGAATACGCATATCATCAATTTGAGAATCATTCATACGCAAAACCTTCTTCAGTACATACTCTTTGCTGAAGAATGTTCCAATATATGATTGAATACCATCAAGTGCTTGTATTCTATCATTAAGAAGTTCTGCATCTTTCAATTCTGCGAAATGGCCATCCTGCAAGAAATCATATTGAACGTGTTCTTGAATTAAAGGCCAATCTTCTGGCGCAATAACACCTTTCAACAAGAGTTGTGTTTTAAGAATATCTGTAAACATGGGAACAAACTTCTTACGAATTCTTTGTACAAACTTAGTAAATTTTAATTCGTCCCTTGTGATTTCTGAAGCCCGTCCAAGACTAAATCCATTATCAGATTCCATACGAGAAATAGGAACATTCAAGGATTTATAAAGTTTCTTTTGGAAGTATTGAATGTCATCAATCTCACCCAGATTAGAGCCACCGGGCAATGTTGTAATTTCAGTTCCTCTACCACCTTCACGGCGCGGCAACCAAAAATCTTCCAACATAGACATATGATTTCTATCATCTCTAACTTCCCCTGTGTTCGCATCATACACAAGTTTATTACGATAACGATTCATAACATCCTTTAGATATTGTTCTGCCTTTATCTTAGGTAGATTACCAACATCAATGTAGAAAATTCTGCGTTCTGGAGCCCTTGAAATGCGATAGATAACCAATGCATCTTCAATCATTCGTAATTGATTTACTGGTTTAATTGCTTTATGTAAATATGAAAGAACACGGCCGCTATTACCATCAATCAAACCAGATGGGCAATATGTAATAGAATCTGGAGCAATTTTTAATCCTTGATTAGTACCACCAGTTCCAGCCGAACCTAACCCCTTTTCATTATAAACATAATACTCTTCAACCTTTTCTACCATATCAACACTTATACCAGCCAATTTCTTTTGATCTTTTTTAACTTCTCTGACTTTTTTAATTTTGGTAGGGTCAATATATCTCAATTCCGTAATACCCCTTTTGGGGTTTTTTGTATCGATAATTTTATGATAAAAAAGTCTAC